GCCGCCGACGCCTATCACGCTGCGCGCGCGAATGCCGCCTGGGCCGGCGATGAAGTGGCGAAACAAGCCGCACTGATCCGGGCATCGGTCTACATCGACGGTCGCTACCGGAAGCTATTAGCCTCTGGTGTGTGGCAGTCATTGTTCCCCGGCGTGAAGACCGAGGGCAGAGGGCAAGCCAGGGAATGGCCGCGCACAGGCGCCTATGACTATGAGGGAAACCCGATCCCCACTGACCAAGTGCCCGTCGAGGTTGAGCAGGCCGCGTACGAAGCCGCGCTGCGTGAGCTTGTGGAGCCTGGCAGCCTCAGCCCTGACTTCGTGTCCGCCTCACTGGTCAAGCGCGAGAAGGTCGGACCGCTTGAAACTGAGTTCGCCGTGTCGGTTGGTGCAGACGCTGCTGGATCGGTTCGCCCGGTGATCAGCATCATCGACGAGATGATTGCCCCGGTGCTCGTGGCTCGCTACACGATGCCTGCGGTGTTTACGGTATGACCCCGGCGCAGATCATCCAGGCCATCGAAGGAATGGAGCCTGCGATGCAGCGGGCCTATCTGGAGCAGGTCAAGACGGTGGTCAGCGCGGCAACGGTTGCAGAGGTCGAGCGCCTGATCGCTGATGAGGATGAAGAAGGCCTGGTCGCGCTGCTCAGCCTGGGCGCGATGTCGGTGTTCCTTGAGCTGGCCAGGTCGGTGTTCATTGCCGGAGCCAAGTTTGAGGTCAAGGCGATCATCATTCCGCGTGACCTGGGGCGATTCGAGTTCGATGCCAGGCAGCCCGCCGCTGAGAAGTGGGTGTCGGCCAAGGCAGAAGAGATTCGCGCCAACGCGTCCATCGACGTGCGCGCCGCTATTCGCGAAGTGATGGGTAGTCGCCGCCGCATTGTCGGCTGGCCCAGTGCGCAGCCTGCTGTAGCGCAGGTGGAAGTCAGCGCTACACCGATGATTCGCACGCCTCGTCAGGCAGCGCTTGACCTGTTGGGGCGTGTCAGCGCTCAGACCGGGTCTCGTTCCGGTGGTGTTATCGGGCTGCCTGGCAACTATGCGCAGTACGTCCTGAACGCCCGTGCGCAGCTGCTGGGCGGCAATCCCGACGAGATGCGCAAGTACCTTCAGCGCAAGCGCCGGGACCGCCGTTTCGACGGTATCGTGAACAGAGCGATAAAGGCGGGCACGCCGGTCGCACAGGCTGACGTGGACAAGATCGCCGGACGCTATGCTGATCGCCTGATGAAGACGTACGCCGAGATGCTGGCCAAGGCTGAGGCGCTGGAGTCGTTCGGTGCCGGTCGTGACCAGGTTTACGAGCAGCTCATTGCGCAGGGCCTGGATCGCGATTCGGTAGAAAAGGAGTGGCGTGACCGACGCGACAACAAGGTTCGCCATGCCCACTTGATCCTTGGCGGCCAGGTTGTGCAGAAAGACCAACCGTTCCAGAGCCCCACCGGTGCACTTCTCCGCTATCCCGGCGACTCATCGCTGGGGGCAGGTTGGGAGGATCGCGCAGGCTGCCGCTGCACCGCCATCTACAAAATAAGGCGCAAGTGATGCCAGATATCTATGATCGCGCAAAGGCCCTGGCCACGCGGATGCTAGCGCCGCGCAGCAAGGGCGGGAAGGGCCTGGAACTGGTCCTGCGCCGCGAGACATTGGGCGAGTACGACCCGGATGCACCTCAGGCGCCCAGCGAACTGGTCGTGAACGGCTCCGGCTTCCGTGAGGAATACGACAACAAGTACATCGATGGCACGTTGATCGTTCGCGGCGACGTCAAGTTGCTGGTGTCTCCGGTGCAGCTCAGCGGGGCGGATATGCCGGTCCCATTGAGCAACGACCGAATCCAATTCGACGGCACCACCTACACCGTCATCGCCGTCGGCCCATGGAACTACGCGGGCCTGGCGGTTGGGTTTGAGCTGCAGGTGCGCAAGTAATGGCAAATCACATGACCAGCCGCTACGGCGGACAGCAAGGGGGTTTTGCCGAGAGCCTGGCGGCATTCGCCGAGCAGACAAAGGAAGCCATCGACGACGTTTTCCGCGAGGTGGTGATCGAGATCGGTACTTCCGTCATCCGTTTGTCACCGGTGGACACCGGGCGATTCAAAGGAAACTGGCAGTTCACCGTGGGCGCCCCTTCAAATCAGAGCATGGACACCTTCGATAAGGCCGGGCACGAGACCATTGCCACCCTGGTGGCCGAGGTCAGCAAGTTGGAGGCAGGGCAGGTGGCGTACATCGTGAACAACCTGGTGTACGGCATTCCGCTTGAGTACGGGCATTCAGACCAGGCACCGGCCGGCATGGTGCAAATAACGCTGGCCCGCTTCCAGCAGATCGTCGAAGAAGCCATCAGGAATAACCAGGTATGAGCCACAACATCATTTCAGCGGCTTTTGAGTCGCGCCTGCTGGCCTGGGCCAAGGCTCGATCCAAGCCACTGAAGGTGGTGGTGGAGAACGAGACCTACACGCCGGCTACTGGTGAGACGTACCTGCGGGCCTTTACTCTGCCTGCGGTGACTGCCAGTAACACGCTGAGCGGCGACCATCACCTGTACGTCGGCGTCTTCCAGGTCAACATCGTGACACCGTCCGGCAAGTACCGGACCGAGGCGAGCGGCATCGTTGACGAACTGGCTGCGCTGTTCCCGGTAAATCTGCGTATCCCCCGCGCCGGACTGGTAGCCATCGTGTTGACCCCGGTCGGTCCTGGCCCAGGCATCGCTGACGGCAGCACCTACACCGTTCCTGCCTCGTTCCAGTATCGAGCCGACACCAACTAATTCGCCCGCTGGGCAAACCCAGAACCCGCCACCGAGCGGGTTTTGTCATTTCTGCAAAGAGGAAAATACACATGGGCTTTCGACTCCCCAACGGCGCGACCCTGCAAATCGCTTCGACCTACGGCCCGGCGATCCCGGTAACCGCGCTGAGCAACGCCAACCCGGCGGTGGCCACTTCTGCGGCCCACGGCCTGAGTGATGGCGACATCATCGCCGTAACCTCTGGTTGGACTCGCCTGAACGACCGCGCCGCCCGCGTGGCCAACAGCCTCACCGGAACCTTCGCCCTCGAAAACGTCAACACCACCAACCTCCAGCCATATCCGGCCGGCTCGGGCGCTGGCTCGGTGCGCGAAGTAACCGGTTTCGTTGAGATCTCTCAGATCACCGACGTTGCCACCACCGGCGGCGACCAGCAGTTCCTGACCTTCGGCTTCCTGGCTGACGATGACGACCGCCAGATCCCGACCACCAAGAACCCTATCAGCATGTCGTTCACCGTCGCCGACGATCCGGCGCTGCCTTACGTGCCAGTGGTTGAAACCGCCGACGAAGACAAGGTCACCCGTGTACTGCGCCTGAACCTGCCGAACGGCGACAGCATCCTCTACAACGCGTATGTGACCATCACGTCGACCCCGGCCCTGTCTCGCAACAACCTGATGACCCGTGTCATCACCCTGTCGCTCGCCGGCCGCCCAACCCGTTATTCCGCAGTGGTGGTGTAACCCATGGCCAAGATCAAGATCGCCCCAAACCCAACGTTCAAGGCCAAGGTGCAGATCCCCCGCGTGGGCGGTGAGGCGGTGGCCGTGGACTTCGAGTTCAAGTACCTGGACCGCATTTCGCTGTCGGCGCTGTTCGACCGCTGGAACACCGCGCGCGACGAGCACGCAACCAAGGTGCAAGAAGAAGGCATGTCCTGGCAGGACGCCACGGCCTCGGAGATCGCGCTGCAGGTCGAACAGCTCAAGGACATCGTCAGCGGCTGGGGCTTCGACGAGAAGCTTTCGGACGAAGCCATGACTGCGTTGGTCACCACCTGCGTGGGTGCGCCCCAGGCAGTGCTGGCCGCCTATCAGGCCGCCTATCAGCCGGCCCGCCTGGGAAACTGACAGGCGTCGCCCGAATCCTGTACGAGCAGGGGCCTTCAGAGGCTGACCTGGCGGCCTTCGGTATGACCAAGGCCGATATCCCCGATGAAGAGTACGAGGTCTGGCCAGACAACTGGCCGGCCTTCCTGCTGTTCGAGGCGATGTCCACGCAGTGGCGTGTGGGTATGGGCGGCGCCGTGGGCCTGGATTACAACACGATCAAGCCGGTGGCGAGCATGATCGGCCTCAAGCGTGCTGAGCTGACGCAGGCTTTCCCCGACCTTCGGATGATGGAGGCTGAGGCGTTGCTGGTGATGGGCGAGAGCAGGGCGTAAAAAAACCAACAGACGCGGCATAGCCGCAGGAGAGCAGCAATGGATCAGGCTAAAGATGCTTTCCCGGGCCACGATGATGCCGGGAAAGCAATTGAATGGATCAGTCGGCAGATTTTTTCGACGTCTCTGGGAAAAGACCTGCAATCAATGCTTGCAGGGGTAAATGATGTTCCGATGAGCCATCAGAAAGCCCCTTATCTTCCGGCAACGCCTTAATGATCTTCTCGGCGGCGTCCTTAATGTGTTGTCGTTTTGAAGGATCAAGCACTGCCAGAGAGGTGCCAACTAGCGTTAAGGCTGCGAGCACACCAGTTTGAAACGGTGAGAGATGTGGTTTTTCGCTCATTTCACTTTCCTTGCGTTATACGCGCCGTTATTGGCGCAACCCAGTCCTTGGGCTTGCAGGCGTAGGACTGGGGAATCCTTGCATGAAGGCAGGAGGCTACTACTGGCCGATGGTCGGGCGTTACTGGGGATTCGTACAGGCGGCTTTGGCGCTTCCCTTGGATGGTGGTAGATTGCCGCTAAATCACGATGAGGGACCAGCATGAGAATTGTTATTGGCGCGGTGGCTCTAGTTATGTTGGCTGGGTGTCTGGAGCGTGGCGATAAAAACGAGCAACTAGCGAAGGCCACCAAGAACGTTGAATCTATTGAAATTGCTGCAAACTCTCCTGACGCGGCAGTAAAGTCATGGTGGGCAGTTAAGGATGCAAGCATCTTGCTTGACCGCGAGGTGTGCACCGAGTATTCGCGGATGAGATCTCCGGCTCAGGAGAAACTCAAGCAACTTTCATCGGACAATTTTCCGGAAGACAGGTCTTGCTTCGGCGGACCTATTTCGTTTGACCGAAAGATCGCCAAGGTCGAAATTGAGTCAGACACTAGGGCGGTAGTTACTGCTGTAATTAAAAATTCAGCAGCACCTGAGCCCGGAGCTTCTCTGGATGACAGCGATCGAGCGGCTAAGGAAGCCGGTGTGCGCTATAGATACACCTTGGAGAGAAAAGGGGCGAATGACAGTTGGAAAATATCTGCAATTGATAACTTTCCCTCTTACGCTAGGGACTGGGAAAGCGCCTATAAAGCGCCGGAACCATCAAATAATCGGTATGTTTATGAGCGGTTCCAGTGATTATCTTCACGATATAGGGCATGACTTACCCGTCAGATAATTTCTTATAAAGAATCGTTAAAAACTATTCAAATGAAGCCGCCCCCGGGCGGTTTTTTTATGCCTGGGGAAAAAGATGACCTCCATATCCGAGCTCGGTATTAAGGTCGATTCGACCGATGCGGTACAGGCCTCAACCGACCTCGACAAGCTGACAGCGGCAGGTGACCGGGCAGAAAAATCGACGAATGCGCTGGGAGAAACTTCTGAACAGTCGAAGGCGAGAATTCTTGAACTCGCAAAGGCTGCCGTAGCTGCCCGCGAAGCGCAGCAAAACCTCTCCAATACTGCCACCGGGCTATCTGAAGCTCAGCAGGGCTTGATTACATCTACAGCCGGATCGGCACAGGCACAGGCACAGGCATCTGCTGCACAACGGGAAACCGTGGTCAGCACGGACCGACTCGCAGTATCAAGCGCGAAAGCTAATTCAGTTACAAGCGCTCAACAGGCCCAGCTCCAACAACTGCTGGAGCAAATCGACCCGACTACCAAGGCTTTGAATCGCCTTGACGAGCAGGAGCGTCGGCTTGCCGAACAGAAGAAGCTTGGCCTTGATCCAGACGTATTTAGCGCCTACCAGGCGAAGATTCAGCAGGCTCGCGAGTCACACGCCAGGCTTGATGATTCGCTAACGCGTACCGGCAACACTGCAAAGCAAACGGCAGCCGCACTACGTGGGGTTCCGGCTCAGTTCACAGACATCGCTGTTTCGCTTCAAGGCGGACAGGCTCCGCTGACAGTCCTGTTGCAGCAGGGCGGACAGCTCAAAGATATGTTTGGCGGGATAGGCCCAGCTGCTAAAGCGCTGGGCGGTTACGTCCTTAGCCTAGTGAATCCATTTACCGTTGCTGCTGCGGCTGTTGCCGGACTGACTTATGCCTACGTGTCTGGCAGTAATGAGGCAATCGAATATAAGAAAGCCCTAATCCTGTCTGGTAACGCGGCTGGTACCAACGCTGATTCTCTGGCCAATATGGCTAGGCAAGTTTCTGCGACGGTAGGTACTACGGGGGCGGCTGCAGAGGTACTTACAAAACTGGCTGCGAGCGGCAAAGTGGCGAGCGGAAGCTTCGAGGGTGTCGCCAGTGCCGCCTTGGAGATGGAAAGGGCCACCGGACGCGCGGTCGAAGAGACGATTGGTGAGTTCGTCAAGATTGGCAAAGATCCGGTTGGGGCCGCGAAGTCGCTTAACGATCAATACAACTTTCTCACCGCCAGCACCTACGCCCAGATCGTTGCTCTGAAGTCCCAAGGGGACACCATAGGAGCAGCAAAGCTTTTAACAGATACTTACGTAGACACAATAAAAAATAGAAGCTCTGAGGTAACCGAAAACCTTTCTATCTGGGAGCGCGGATGGAAAAGTTTAAAGGGGGAGATCTCGGCAACCGCTTCCGCTGTCAAGGATATTGGTCGAGATGAAGCTCTAGCGAA